GCAGGCTATAGGACTGCTGGAGCGAGCGCCCGAGAGGAAACTCGAGAAAGTCGGCGCTGGTCGTGATCTCGAGTTCCGTCTCGACAATGCCGGCCCAGTTGGCGGCGCCACCGGGCTTGTCGATGCCGGCGAGAAACTCGTACTCATTGGTATTGAACGAGCCGATATTGCGCACCACGCCAATGAGCGGCGCCGCCGGGATGCCGGTATCGGCGCCGGCGCCCGAAGGCGAGGTGCTCGTCAGTGGCCCGGCCGCCGGGCCCTCGGAAAGCAGGATCGAGTAGCCCGTCACCCAGTAGTAGTAGGTCGTATCCGGCGCCACGCTGCCGTCGATGAACAGCGTCCCGTCGAGCGTATCGAGCGGCTCGAGCGGTCGCGTCGACGATGGGCTGCGGTAGATGCGGAACTCTTTGAACAGCGGCTGGAATTCCGGCGCGTATTTGTCCCAGCGCAGCGTCACGGTCGTGGCGCCGACGAAAATCTGGAAGTTGCCCGGCGCCGGCAGCACGTCGGTCACGCCGTCGACCAGCAGCGTGAAGCGCGGATATTTGTAATTGCCGTCGGCGCCGCGGGTTTCGATGTCGGGAATAAAGCCGGTCAGCGCCTTCGACAGCGCCGCAAAGATCGTCACCACGCCCGTGACGGGAACGTGAATTGTCGTGCCTGGATTGAACAGCTCGATCACGCGGTCCCATTTCAGGCCGCCGTCCTCGCTCTTGTAGATCACGCACGAGCGGTAATTGAGCAGCGGATCCGGTTCGGTATAGAGGAACGTCAGCGCCGAGACGGGTTTGTTGTTGGCGTCGAAGGCGCCGGCCTCGAGGACCGAAAAGGCGGTGACCGCCGGCGGTTCGGCATCGAAGGGCGGCGGCGGATCCACCCGCTCGAACTTCGTGACGGTAAATGCCGTATCGTCGAACATCGCATTGTCATGGATCGAGGCCTCGATCACGCGCCCGAACAGCAGTCCGCCGTCGTCGGTGCGGATCGGCTCGTCATGCATGCGCAAGACGCGGAAATAGCCGGCGCCGGAGGACAGGCGCCGGCTGCGCAACTCGACGATATCGCCCGGCTCGAGGTCGGCGGTATCGCGATAGGCCGCCTTCCAGGTCGCGATGCGGTTATTCGAGCGGCCGCCTTCGGCAAACTCCCCGGCGCGCAGGATCAGCGTGCCGATGCGGGCCGCTTCATCGAGCGTCGTCACGCCGGGCAGGCGCACGACCTTGACGAGCGGCTCCATCGACTGGTCGCCGCGCTTCAGGCCCGCTTCGCGCTGGGCGTCGCGATCCGCAATAATGGCCCGCACTTTCACATACTCGAACCCCGGCTCGAGGCTGACGAACTCGACGTGGACCTCGTTCGGTATTTCCGTCGAGAGGCGCCGGCGGAAGACGAGGCTCGAGCGGTCGTTTTCCCAGATCACGTTCCGGCCGGCAACGCTCGTGGCCGCCTCGTCGAATACCGGAATGCCCGTCAGGTTTTCCGCCTTCAGGACTTTCAGCTTCAGCTTGCCGTCTTTGTCGGGAAACGGCCGCAGGCACGACATCGACGAACAGAGGATGTGGAGCCATTCCGAATAGGCCTGTTTCGGGTCGACGATGCCATTGAACGTGTATCGGGGCACCAGGCCGCCTGTAAAGGTGTCCTCGACGAGTTCATTCGCATAGGAGGCCGCCTGGACGAAAGAAGCGATATTCAGGCGCGCATGGTCGCGGCCGCCGCCGAAGCGTTTCGAGGTCATCAGGAGCATCAGGCCCCAAACCGGGTTCGTGGTGGGTTTCTCCTCGTAATCGTCCGCGTCGGCATAGACGCGCACGATTTGCCCGTACTGGATATCGGCCGCCGCGGTGATCGACTGGCCGCGGACATCCACGGCGGGATTGTTCTTCGTATTGATCCGCACCACCGCCCAGGCGGTGGCGGCGAAACCGAGGTGGTTATTGGCAAAATCCGGAATGCCGGTTCCGAAGGCCACCGTCGGGTTCGGCTGGTCCTGCTGGCCGTTGTAATTCTCGAACCCGTATCCGGGCCGCGGGTCGTGGCGCGAGACGCCGTTGACGAAGAAGCTTGGACCGTTGCTCGCTGCATCGAAGATATACGCAGCCGTCCGCACGGACTGGTCGTCGTTGTCGGGATTGGTGGCGAGCAGGCCTTCCGAAATCGCCCAGAGCGATGCCATGAAGTCGTCTTCGCCTTTGGCAATCAACAGAATCGGACTGACGCGGGCGCGGCCGATGATGACCGGCAGCGTCATGCCGTAGGCGCTTTCATTGCCGGAAAACGTGATGCCATAGCTGCGGCGGCCGTCCTGCGGCGTGCGCCAGCGGCCGTATTCCGAACCCGACAGGAACGGGAAGCCGCCAAAATAATTCCGCCGCTTGATTCCGGCGCCGCTGTCGTAATTATCAGCGGGATTGTTGCCATACATGCCGGCCCGAATACAATCCTGGGTCGTGTAGGTACAGTTGGCCCGCAACACGTCCGTTCCCGGTTCATGGGCCGCCAGGGGCGTATTCATTTCCCCGCGGGCAGCCTGGATGGTTTGCTCGAAGCTGGCGTCGGGCAGGTTGGGCTGTTCAATAATCAGCAGCAGTTCATTGTCGATCCGAAGACGATGGCCTCGCCGGAATGCCGCTCCATTGGCGACGGCCACCTCCGGCCAGCGCACCGTGAAGGTCGCCGGATCCGTCGTGGCATCGATGGCGGGACTGAACCCCGACAGCACCGGCCGGAAGCCGATATGGCCGCCGCGGCCATAGGGACAACCGGCGCCGTCGAAACGGAGCTGGCTTTGCCAATTGATGAAATTGCCGAAGTCGTGCGGACAGGGCAGCGCGATGGCGCGCCGCGGCACGCCGAAGCGCGTGGTGGCCGATTCCGGATAAGCCGTCAGGGTGGCGAATTCCGGGCTGATCTCGGACAGTTCGTCGAGCGAGCCGCTCCACTTGATGAGCGACTCATTCAGGCTCGGAATGAATTCGATGAATTCGCACGGCGCGCCGGCGAAGGATTCCGTCAGGTCGAGATTGGTGATGGCGTCGTCCCAGTTGGCCAAAGTGATCGTCACCGGCGCGCTCTGCGCCGGATCGTGGTCGAGGCCGGAAATATCCGCCAGCCGCGGCGTATAGATCTGCGGCGCCGGATCGCCAATGAGCTCGACGCCCTCCAGCCGGCGATTGGACCAGCGCTGTATGCCGGCGACGAGATGCACGCGCAGCGCATAGACGATATCCGGCAGCGTCGTCTTGTTCAGCTCGGCCTGGATGGTTGGCGAGATCCCTTTCGGCATTTGTGACTATTCGCGGACTTCGATCAATTCGATCTGGGAGCGGAAATACTGCAGCATGAACTGCTCGCGCGTCAGGTTCTGCTGCCGGTAACGGACAAGGTAGCGGCCGGTCTGATCGGTGCCGGTAATGTCCGGCTGGCCGCGCTCGACCGGGTTGTAAAAATAAAACGGATCGTAGCCGCCAAGCCGCGCCTTGAAAAAATTCCAGTGCTTGTTGGCTTCCTTGAATGCGTTGTTGGACTGATATTCCTGCGCGTTCATCGTCAGGCGAAAGATGTTGCGGCCGCGATAGGCAATGAGGCCGCCTTCGCCATTGGCCCGCGGTCCCCAGCTGCTGTTCAGGTTGATGCGCTGCTCGTAGCCGTCGCCAAAATCGAAGACATGCGTGCTGTAGACGAGCTCGTGAACGACCGGCCAGGTCAGGCGGATATTGAAAACCGCCGGCATTTAAAGTTCGTCCCCCGTCAGCTTGCTGCCCGAGGTGCGGCGAAACGTATTGTCGGTGTCGTAGAAGGTGCGCATTTTCGTTTTCAAAAATGCGTCGGACGGCACGCCTTCCAGCCGCTCGAGGTTGCGGTTCAGGCGATCGAGCGTCGAGGTCAAGGGCGACATCATGCCGCCGCTTTCGAACGGGTTCTCGTTGAAGTAGAGCGTCCGTTCGCTGCCGGCGCGGTTGGCGAAGGGATCGGCGGTGAACGGCGCCTCCTCGGTTTTGTGGCCGAAGAGCTTCGACAGAGCAAGGCCGCCGAGAATACCGCCGCCGATGATCGCCGTCCAGGGATTCGTGAACAGCGCGCCCAGGCCGGCGAGCGCGCCGCCGCCGGCAGCCGCCGCACCGCCCGCCACGCCGATCGACGGGATGGCCGGCGCCGCAATGGCGAGACCCGGGATCCACGAGGCATTCACGGCCGCGCCCGCCGCCACCGTGGAACCCAGCGAGGCCGCCGCGCCGCCACCGAAACCCAGCAGGCCGCCGAGTCCGGGCACGCGCCCGAGCTGACCGAGCAGGCCGCCGCCGCCCTGGCCGCCGAGGATCGAGGTGGCGATGTTCTGGAACATCGTCCGGCCGGCGGTCAGCCCGATGCCTTTGAAAAAGTCGGCGAGGCTGGCGCCCTGCTGAAAGATCATGTCGAAGATATGGCCGGCGGCGCTGTGGATATTGCTGAGCATCCTCTCGGTCGCGCGCTCCATCTGGGCCAGCATGCGCTCGTGCGCCGCCGCCTGGCCGTTGGCCACATCCTCGTTGGCTTTGATCAGCAGCGTCCGCCGCTCGTCGATCACCTCCTGGGTGCGCCGCATGATGGCGTCGAACTGCGATTCGAACATGGTGGTACTGCCAAGCGTGACCGGCGGCGGCACCACCAGGCCGCCTTTCAACAACGTCTCGAATTGGCTGGCCGGCAATTGATCGATCATGCTCTCGGACAGCCGTGCCTGAATGTCGGTCCAGCGCAGCGCGGCTTTCGCGGCCGCTTCCGATGCCGCGCGCGCTTTCTCGGCGGCCGTCTCCGCAGCCTTCGCCGCGGCTTCATTCGCGCGCCGCGTTTCTTCCAAGCGCTTCTGACCGGCCTCAAACCAAGCGAATGTCGCGCCCGCTTCGGCCATCGTCACCTGGTCTAACAGCCGGTTCCGCTCTTTCAATGCATCGTTTTGTTGGTTGGTCAGTTCGACAATTCTGGCGGCCCTTTTGGCATCGGGGAATTGCACGACCTGGCCCTCATGAATCACGGTGCTCTGTTCTTGCAGCTCCTGGAGCCTGGTCAATTCCCTTTCCGTCTTCCGCATTTCTTCGTCGAAGTCGGCTAGCCTGCGCTTGGCTTCCGCAAGCTGGGCGTCGGCGAGCGGCATCCCGGTTAAGCCGAGCATCGAGATTCCGGCCTGCATCTGCCGTAATTCCTCGAGGCGGCGGACCGCCTGCCGGTTGTAGTCGAGGAAATTCGCGTAGGCCCGCTTCGCCGTTTCATCCCAGCCGGTGATGGCGCCGGAGATCTTGTCAAACAGCGCCGGCAGCTGAGCGAGCACCTGGATCAGGCCGAGCACCGCGACGCCCGAGAACGCCGCCGACATCGCCGGCCCGATCATGGAACTCTTCGATAAAAACTTCGTCACGCCTTCCGGCAGATTGATGCCGATCTCGCGCGTCAGCAGCTGGATCGACGCCGCCGCGTTTTCGCTCGACTTCACCGCCGTATCGCCGGCTTTCTTGTAGGCCTGGCCAAAGACTTCCGCCTTCTTGGCGGCGTTTTCCCAGCCCTGCGCGATCTTGTTGGCGGTGTCCGCCTTGAAGCCGCGCTCCATCAGACCAAGCGAGGCCTGCGTCTGACGCGCGCTCTTGCCGAAATTGTCGACCGCCTGCTGCGAGGTCTTCAGGCCGGTGTTGAAGTTCTGACTGGCGAGCTCGAGTTGAACGGTGAGGGTGGAGATGGGAGGCATTGGCGTTATCTGTTGCGGAAGTAGTCCTCTATGCCTTTGGCCAGGCGGGCCGCCATGCGCTTGACGGCGTTTTCCTGTTCGATCTCAAAGGCGGGCCGGAGAAACGGCTTCGGCCGCTGGTGGACGGTGCCGAGTTCGGCGAAGCGGCCCATGAAACCTTTTCGTGAGGGTCCGATTTTGGCGGCGAGGGTGTCCTTGGCGATCGGCTGAATATCGACCACGATATTGTCGCGGATGCGCGAACCCGTCGTCTTCGGATCGTCCGGCGCCAGGGCTGCCGCCCGCTGCCGGATCGGCTCGGCGCCATCGCGCAAGGCGTCGACCGCCAGTTCGACCTGGAGAACGGCCGGCAGCCCGCCGAGCGCCTTCAGCAAGGCATCGAGTCCCTGTACCGGTTCAGTCGCCATTGTGCTAATTTTCCACCGGTTTTCCCGCCGCCTCGATGGCGGCGTTCTGCGCCCGCTGGATCGCGCGCATGATCTCGAGCTGCTGCGCCGCCGTCTGCCGCACTGGCGGCCGGCTTTCCCACTCCAGCAGAAAATCGTTGATCCCATAAGGCTGCGCCCGCCGCCGGCTGTCGCGGTAGATATTCGCGATGACCGAGGCCAGCATGGCGACCTGGATATCGCCGCGGCGGTCGCCAAACGGCTCGAGCTGTTCGTAGAGAGCGGCTTCGGCGAACTCGGAGGCCGGCATGCCGTCGATCTCGTGCGGGAATTTCCCTAGATAGCCGGCGAGGCGCCAGCGGAAGCGGCGGCCGGGTTCTCGGAGTTTTTTTTTGCCGCCTCGACGGCCGCGGCGGAAAAGCCGTTCAGTTCCGTGGCCTGCTCGATCAATCGCGCGGCGACGGTGCTGCTCATCCGGGCCAGGTTGGCGATATCGTCGTCGCTCGTGAACAGCCGCTGGCCGTTCGCGTCGACGATCGACAGCGCCAGCTGGCGCGCCGGATCGCGCATGGCCGGATCGGTCAGCAATTGCTGGGCCTCGGCGATCGACAGCTCGCGCAGGATCACGGCACAGCCCCATTCCGGAATATCGACGGTCTTGGTCTTGCGCCGGGCTTCGAAATTCATCTGCCGGTCGAGATATTTCCCGTTGCTGCTCGTCATACGTTCTCTCCGTTGTTATGCCGGCCAGGTGATGGCGCCGCTGATTTTGATCGCGAAGGTCGCGTTGACGACGGCATTGGCCGTAATCGGGCCGACGCGAGACACGCGCACCAGACCGCTGAAGCTGATGGTTTCGCTGTTGGCATAGGGCGGCGGCGGGAAGACGACCTGGATGGCTTTGAGCGTCCGGGTCTGCTGCGCCGCGATCAGACTTTTGTGGGTCGCGTCCGACGGACTGTAGTTGACCGTGACCGGAAATTCTACGCCGTCGGCCAGGCCATAGACGTACTCCTTCGCCAGCGAGGCCAGGTGCGTAGCCTCGATCAGGTCGGTTTCCTGGCCGAATTCGCCGATATTCGTCACTTCGAACACGGCCACGGTGTCGACTTTCAAGAGAACTTGCGAACCGATAAACGCGTCGGTGGGCACGGATGTTTACCTCCGGAAAAAGGGTTTTCAGCTCGGCGGCCGGATGATGGGCAGCCCTTCGGCATAGTCACGCGCGATCGAGCCGAGGTGCGTGGCTTCGATCATTTCGCTGAAGTCGCATTCGATGACGACCAGACTTTTGCGGAAATCCGCTATGGCGCTGGTGATATTCCACAGCGCGCCCCAGAAGCGGATGCGGTGCGTATCCGGCCGCAGGTCGGCCCGGTAGCGCAGGGTGAAGCGCGCCTGCGTTTCGGTCAGCCGTTCCGCTTCCGCCGACAATGCGAGCGCCGGCAGCCATTCGATGACGGCCTGATGGTGCGCGTTATAGGTGATCGTCTTGCGGTCGATGTCGATCACCTCCAGAAAACGCCCGGCGCGGCTCATGGTCAGGCGAGCGTCGGATCCCGATAGCGCTCGAGCAGCGCCACGACGGCCTCCGAAATCAGGTTGACGTTACTCGCTTCGCGGTTGTAGTAGAGCTCGCTGAGTTCGAGTAGCGTCGCCGCCTGCACGAGCGGCGGCGCCGGCGACGGCCAGTCCGCCGGAGTGTCTTTCCGCTTCAGGTAATTGAGCACGATCTCGGAGGCCTGGCGGATCTTGGCGGCGATATCGGCGTCGTGATCGCTGTCCTCCACGCGCAGGTGCCGCTTCGCCGTATCGAGCATCACGAGATCCGGGATCATGGCTTGCCATCCTTGCCGTCTTTGCCCGGACTGCCGCGTTTGACGGCGAGCGTCCAATCCGCCGTGCCCGGCCGCGCCGTCGTCGTCTCGGCATCGCAGTGCCACAACGAGCCGCTATAGGTGACGGCATCGCCGCGGCGGTACGTCTGGCCTTCCTGAAACACGCTGCGATAGATCAGCGCCGGGACCGGGAAGCTGAAGTGATTCTTTGAGCCGCTCGAGCGGTGGACGGTGAAATCGAGCGTGCGGCCGTCGTCATGTTGCGCCATGTCCACGAAGCACACGCCGTCGACGATATTTTCCCAATCGAGGAAATGACTGGCTTCCGCCGGCCGCGTCTGCCGCACCGCCAACCACAGCCCGCCGGCGTGCCGCGCCAGCGTGCCGCGCGGATACGAACGCATGGGATCGATCATGGACTCGATCGTCAGTTCGAAGGCGTCGCGGCCGTCCTTGCCGTCGTGGCCATCCCGGCCATCGCGGCCATCTTTACCGTCGCGGCCGTGCTCGGCGATGGGCCGCCGCTCGAGCTCCTCGACGCGAAGCCGCAGGCCGTCGTCGCTCGAGCCATCCTTGCCATCGCGTCCGTCTTTCCCGTCCCGGCCGTCTTTGCCGTCGTGGCCGTCGCGGCCGTCCTTGCCATGCTCCACCGCGAGGCCGGCCAGGCGCCTCTCCAGTTCCTCCAGCCGGGCGACGATCGCGGTCAGGGCCTCGCCGACCGATCGCCGGACGAAGCCGGCCAGCGCCTTGACGAGCGCCGTGCGTTCGGCCGCCTCGATCATCGACGGAGGACTGCCTCCTCCAGGTCGAACTCCGCTTCGTATTGCGCTTCGAGATCTTTCACCGCCGGCGGCGCCGGCGTGATCGGCTGCGGCTCGCTATCGCGTTTCGCCAGTGCTTCAAGGCTGTAGTTCTGCTGCTGGATCATCGGCGAATCGCCGCCGTCGACCGGCTGGAGGTTCGCCCGGAAGCGGGCTTCGTTCGGCGACAGCCAGGCGCCGCTGACGCCCTTGTTGTTCGAGTCGTAGAGGCTCTGCGTATCCATACGCAATAGGTTTTCGATATCGAGCGTGCAGTGGTAATCGACGGGCAGGCGCAGGCCTTCCTCGAGGCACAGCTCCAGCGCCTCGACGAGCGGCTGCAGACAATCGGTGTAATACTGCATCGTCAGGGCTTCCGGCCCGCTCGAGTAAGGCGGCACGCCGCCGCCAAGCTTGTAGGTGGGATAGTGAAACGCTCTGGCGACGTCCTCGACCGTCCACTTCAGCTGCTCGACGAGCTGGCTCGATTCGGCCGTCAGCACCATCGGCTCGAATTTCAAGCCGTCGCCGAGCACCGCCAGGCGGCCGAAATTGGCGCCGCTGAAATTAGCCTCAAACGCCGTCTTCAGGCGCAGCGCCGTGTCGTCGCCGATATGGCCGGGCGCCGTCAGGATGCCGCCCGGCATCGCGCGGTTGCCGAACAGGTGCGTCGAGCTTTCCTGAATCTTCAGTCCCTGATTCGCGCTCGCCGCGCAGGCGACGATCGGCGGCACGCCCACCAGCGGATGCCAGAGCGGGCACATCACGTCGTGGATCATTTCGCCGGCCGGTACCGTCACGGCATCCTCGACCTGCGAGAGCGCGTCCGTATTGAGCTGGTAATAGACGCCGCCGTCATCGGTGACGAGCGGCCGCACGCGCAGCGGATCGAGGATGTACAACGTCGTCACGATGCCGCGCTCGTCGCGGCCCTTCAGCGCGTAGGTGTTGCCGGCCAGCAGTTTCGACACGATCCACTGCTGCAGAAACTGAAGGCGGTTCTGATAGTGATTGGGCTTCCGCAGCACCGGCAGCCAGGGCGAGCCCGTTTTGATCTCCTGCCAGATGCCATCGACGTCCTGCTCGAGCTTGATCCGCATCTTGGCAATGTCGGAGGCAATGCCGGTCACGGTGGCATAGACCGCCGAGAAACACAGCAGGCCGGGCTGATTGGCAATGGTGACGTTCTGTTGCCAGGCGCCCGTGAAGGATTCGCGCACCCGCGGCCACCAGCCGAGCCAGCTGCCGGCGGGCGAGGCCGGCACGTAGGCTTTCGCAATCGCCAGTTCGAAACCGAACGCGCGCAGCTTCATGGCTCGGCTCGCATGTCCCGCCGCTCATAGCGGCCGGCGGCCGGATCCGCCAGCCTGACGAATCCGGTTCCGGTCAGCGTCCGCACCATGTCGCGGCGCGCCTCGTACTCCTCGCCGGGTTCGCGCTTCACCCGGTCGTAGACATGCGCCTTCAGTACCACGACGCGAACGGTTGTTGCGGTGGGCACGTTCGGTTTCCTCGGCCGTGGCATCGCGTTGTTATCCGGCAACGTAGGCGGCCGGTGAGATAAAGGCGACGGAGGCGGTCTTGGCGCGCTTCCAGGTCACGAAGCGGTCGACGCGCAGGCCGACGAGGTTGTTTTGCCACAAGCTGACGAGCGCCTGGTCCGGCGGCACATCCGGCGTGGTCGACATGATCAGCGACGCTTCCTCGCTGACGTCGATTTCCACGCCGCCGTCCTCGGCCAGCAGAATGTCGCTCGCGTTGACGAGAATGATCTTCGTTCCGACCGTTTCGCTCACCACCGCGGGCAGGCCCATGATGGTACCGCCGTTGACGCCGATACCCGGAAACTCGGACTGCCCGAGCGGGTTCTGCATCAAGCTCA